GTGTATTCGGCAGTGATGACGGTCAAAAGCTATTGGAGCATTTGCGGTCACTGACGATTGAGCAGCCGACGTGGTATCCGGGGGAGGAAGCTTCCCACGGTTATGCCCGCGAAGGTCAAAATTCACTAGTTCGAGAGATCGAACGACGTATTAAAAAGGCATCTGAATTATGAGTGAAGACGAAGGATTGCTGGCCCAAGCCTCTACGGAGAGCGAGGATAACCAACAGCCAGAGCAAGAAGTTATTAACCATTTGCAACCCGACACCGAGCCAAGCCTAGAGCAAACGACGCTGGCATCAGAAGACGAGGAGCTCGAATTTAAAAAGGAGGACTGGTTCCCCGATAAGTTCTGGAATGACGAGACCGGCCCGGATGTTGAAAACCTAGCCAAGAGCTACTCTGAGTTACAAAAAAAATTCTCGCAGGGTAAGCACAAGGCACCTGACGAGTATAACACCGACCTTTTTAGCGAGGCGTCTATCGAGCAGGACGACCCACTTCTGTCCACCTATACTGCGTGGGCCAAAGAGAACGGCGTCAGCCAAGCGGCGTTTGAGGAGTTGGGAAAGCAGTTTATTGCAATGGCCGGCGAGGCCGAGGCGGAAGAGCAACTGTCCTACAAACAAGAGCACGAAAAGCTCGGCCCGAATGCTGATCTGACAATTAAGTCTATGACTGAGTGGGCTCAGAGTTTAGTCCGCAAGGGCGTTTGGGGTGAAGACGACTTCGAGGAGTTTAAGATTATGGGCGGCACAGCCCAAGGTATCAAGGCTCTGCAAAAAGTCCGTAGCTACTACGGTGACCAGCCGGTTCCAATCGAGGTGGCACAGCCAGAAGGCGCGCCGTCGAAAGAGGAGCTGAACGCTATGGTTGCAGATCCACGCTACACTAACGACCCAACTTTCCGCATTAAGGTCGAGAAGTTGTTTAACGAAGTCTATGGAGGCTAACCGAATTACCCCCTATAATTAGGTTGTAAACCTCCTAGACCATTGGGCAGTGCCGTATTTACAGCACTGCCCTTTTTCTATAGAATATTACTTGACGGATAACCATACGGCCCGGCAACCCCGCGTGGGGGCAAAGCGTAACTTGCCCAAGTGACAGCCCGAATGTTTCGGATACCTGCTACGAAATTTTGTATTTAACTCATGAAAGAAAGGACATTGTTATGTCTTCTAACATCTCAAACGCCTTTGTTCAGTTGTTCGATGCCGAGGTCAAGCAGGCTTACCAAGCTTCACGCTCACTTGCCGGTCTTACTCGCGAACGTATGAACATCCAAGGTAACCAAGTAAAATTCCCAAAAATTGGTAAAGGTTCAGCAACTGTTCGTACGCCTCAAGCTGACGTAACTCCGCTGGACGTGACTTACGCACAAGTCACAGCAACAATGACCGATTACATTGCCGCAGAATACAGCGACATCTTCACACAATCGCACATCAACTTTGATGAGCGTCGTGAGCTTGTCCAAGTTGTTGGTAGTGCCATTGGTCGTCGTATGGATCAAATCACAATCGATGCTTTGGTTGCTGCAACCTCGCCAGCCACAGTCAGCACCGATGTGGGTGGCACAGGCACAAACCTGAACCTCGCAAAATTGCTTGCTGCCAAAAAAGCTTTGGATACCAAAAACGTACCGGCTGAAGGCCGCTGCGCTGTTATCCACGCAAACGGCTTGGCCTCCTTGCTAGACGAAACCGAAGTCACATCTTCTGACTTTGCTTCCGTTAAAGCACTGGTTCGCGGTGAGATTGACACATTCCTCGGCTTTAAGTTCATCACCCTTGGTGATCGCGCCGAAGGTGGTCTGCCTCTTCCAAGCACCCGCACCAACTTCTTCTTCCACAAAGATGCAGTTGGCTTCGGCATGAGCTTGAACCAAAAAACCGAAATCAACTATGTTCCTCACAAAACCAGCTTCTTGGTTTCTTCTATGGTTTCTGCTGGTGCAGTAGCCATTGATGACGAAGGCATTGTTGAAGTCGCAACGACTGAATAGTCTTGGCTGGGGGCGGTGGCTTTCGCCGCCCCCATCTTTTCCTTGGAGGAAAATAAATGGCCGCAGGCGATACAAAATTATCTATATGTTCTGACGCACTTATCATGCTCGGCGCGGCTCCGCTGTCGAGCTTTTCTGATGGTACAGATGAAGCACAGATTGCAGACCGTCTTTATGACGACGTCCGTGATACTGTTTTGATGCAATACCCGTATAGCTGGTCGGTTCGCAAGGTTCGCTTGTCGCGCCTTCTAGACACCCCAGTGAATGAATGGAAATATAAATACGCCCTGCCGGGCGATATACTCGGAAACCCAAAAGCTGTTTTTAACAGTGCTGGGGCTGGTTCTCGCACCGTCAGGGAATATGAAATCTACGCCGGCGGTCTGTTTACAAACTATGAGAGTGTTTGGGTTGACTACCAGTACCTGCCGGAAGCCTCCTCATTTCCGCCATACTTTGTTCGCCTTTTGAAAACAGCTTTGGCTGCTGAGTTTGCAGAGCCAATCACCGACCAAATGACAAAGGCCAAGTATTACCACGAGCGCGCCTTCGGTGCGCCCAGCGAAAACATGCGTGGCGGCCTTGCCCGCGTCTCAATGAATATTGACGGGGCTGACCGGCCACCACAAACAATTCAAGAGTTCCCACTATCGGACGTTCGATCATGACGCGGCTTATTCAGGTTCAAAACGACTTTACTGCCGGCGAACTTGATCCTAAGTTGCGTGCCAGAACTGACATCGCCCAATACAATTCTGGACTAGCAACAGCCCGGAATGTCACCATCCAACCACAAGGTGGGGCCAAGCGTCGTGACGGAACAAGGTTTATTCACCAGCTAGATGCTGGTGCCGGCAACGGAACTAGAATGGTCGCATTCGAGTTCAGCGTTACGGACAGCTACATGCTGGTCTTCACACCCGGCAGAATGTACATCTATAAAGACGGCGTCGTTATTACCAACATTAACGGAACCGGAGACGACTACCTTGCGGTCTCATCCGTTACCAGCTCTATCGTGCCAGAGATGAACTGGGTGCAGTCTGCCGATACTCTCCTTATTGTTCACTCACAGCTCGAGCCGTTGCAAATTCAGCGAGGCGCGACCGACGCAGACTGGACGGTATCAACAATTTCATTCGACAACGCGCCGACATTTGCATTTAGTCTGACTGTGACACAGGGAAATGTTTTTAACATCTTCATACCGCACGACCACCTAGAAGCGTCGGGCAGTGTGGGGAATGTAACCCTGACCGCCAAGCACAGCGGGAGCGACGCAAATATTTTTACTGGGTCTGCGTCAGATTACGAAAATCAATATATCAATGTTTCGCCGTTCGGACGCCTTCGGATTGTGCGCCGCAAAAGCTTTGCTGTGCTCGAGTGTTTTTGTGAGGTTCCTCTTTTTGATGACGGAAACATTGATGACGCCGACTGGGAAATAGAGCAGGGTTATGAAAACACTTGGTCGGTAACACGGGGCTGGCCGCAGTCTATCGTTTTCCACGAGGGCCGACTGTTCTTTGGAGGGACACCGAGCAGACCATCCACCATTTGGGGATCGCGCGTTTCTGCCTTTTTCGACTTTGACAAAGGTGAGGGGCTGGACGACGCCGCTGTTGAGGCGACGATGGACACCGGCACGTTTAATGCAATCATCGATATGTACTCTGGCCGTCACCTGCAAATCTTCACTAGCGGAAATGAGTTTTATGTGCCGCAGGCTCTCGACGAGCCAATCACTCCGTCCAACCTTATTGTAAAGGCGCAGACAAGTTTCGGTAGCCGCCCCGGCATCCGTGTGCAGAACTTGGATGGCTCCACCCTGTTCATCCAACGACAAGGCCGAGCTATCCAAGAGTTTGTATTTAGCGACCAAGTGGCCGCCTACACGTCTGCCAAGATTTCCCTGTTGTCGTCTCACCTGTTGAGATCTCCAAGCGAGATGGCTGTGCGCCGTTCAACCGGCACGGACGAGGGAGACCGGCTACTGCTGGTCAATGACGACGACGGATCTATAGCGTGCTACACTGTGCTTAGGTCGCAACAGGTTGTGGCACCAAGCGAATGGACGACAAATGGGGATTTCATTAACATCGGCGTCGACGTGGCTGATATATATGTTGTGGTTAAGCGCAATGTTAATGGCGTTGATAGTTACTACGTTGAGCTATTTGACCCTGATGTGTTGTTGGATTGTGCTAAGACTGGCGGAGCAGCGGCTTCGGTCGACATGCCACACCTTGAGGGGCTTACTGTGCAGATAGTCCGTGACGGAATTGTTGAGGAGCCACGGGTCGTTGGAGCTTCGCCATCTACAATTACATTTACACCATCACCCGCTACTATTGGCTACGAGGTTGGTCTAAACTTTACGCCGGAAATAAAAACACTGCCGGTCGAGCCTAACCTAGCGAGCGGGTCACTGAAGGGCTTTAAGAAACGCATCTTCGAGGTCAACGCAGAATTGTTTGAGACACAGTCGCTGACAATCGACGGCAAAGAGGTTCCGTTTAGAAACTTCGGTTCTGGCATTTTGGACGAGGACGTGTCCGAGTTTACTGGCATTAAAACACTTCACGGTATTCTCGGTTACACTTATGATGGACAAATAACCATAGGCCAATCATCGCCATTAAAAATGACGTTGCTTGGGATTGATTACAAAGTAAGCGTGGGACAATAAGATGGCTGCACTAACTCCATTTCTACCATATATCATAGGGGGCTTGGCTGGCGGTTCTGCCTACATGCAAATCGACGCAGGGCGGCAGCAGGCCAAGGGTCTTTACCAGCAGGCGCAGTTGCGTAAGCAACAGGCCAAGGGTGAAGAGCTGAAATACAAAGAGGCGGCGAACGCGGCACTAGACAACATCTTAAAAACACAGGCGTCGATTATTGCTGGTGCTGGCGCAGGTGGTATTGACGCCTTTAGCGGCACCGCCGGGGCACTGCAAACCCTAGCCACCGCCGGCGGCGTGACGGAGATGAAGACGCTTGATCTTAACTCTCAGCTCGCACTTCGTATTGGTGATTTAGAGAGCCAGCAGTTAATGGCCCAAGGCAAGGCGGCGATTAAGGCCGGCATCGCTGGCGCATCTGCCACGCTCATGTCGGCGGCGGCTATGGGCAAGAGCGCGGGCACCGGCACCGGCACCGGCACCGGCACCGGCGGTTAACAGGATTGAACAGGTAACGATATGGCTGACAGACTTCCAAAATACAGACCACTGGGTGCATCCATCGCCAGCGTGGGCAATGTTAGTTATGCTCGGACTGGGCAGGCTAAGGCTCAGGCGTCCAACGCTATAGCCAACGCCCTGAACAAAGTGACCGATTTTGTTTATGAGGAAGCCAAGGAAGAGGCCGTTAAGTTTGGCGCAGAGAACGCGCCAACCGCAGAACAGTTTAAGGCAGCTCAGGAGAGCGGTGCCGGGCTGGAAATGCCAACCGGTGACATTGCTCGCGCCTCCGCTCTAAAGGTTATGTCGTCTCGTCTGGAAGCGGCGGCAAAACAAGAAATCGCCAACTTCCGCCTCAACCCAGCAAACCGCCTTCTTGACCCGACGGAATACGCGCAAAAGATTAACGCCATCGGTAACGGTTACGCGGAAGCTCTAAACGAGATTGACCCAGTAACCGCAGTAAACTTTCAGGCCAGCATTGCGACTAGCGCGAACACCTCCTTGCGCGCCCACATAACTGAGATGATTTCCAACCAGCAGGAAAACGAACGGGCTATGGACTTTGCGGCTGTGGATACAGTGAGCGAAACCGTTGCCACCATCGTGGCGGCTGGGCCGGTGTTGGGTTCAGACGGAACACTAATCAGCACGAAACAACAGGCTGAGGCTGAGATTGCTAGAATTTATGCTTTGGACAAGCTGACCGGCGCGGAAAGAAAAGCGGCGGTCAAGACCACCACTGAGGCTTACCAAGCGGCACAGCAAGACAAGATTGCCAACTGGGTCAGACAAGACCCTAACGCCAATTTGGAAGAGCTTTTAACTCTAAAAATCACAGACCCTAGCATCGCGCTGGACATAAGCGAGATGACCAGCTCCGAGCTTGCCGGGGTGTTCAAGGCGGCGAACGACGCCGTTAAGGCAGACCTTGCAACAGAGAGTGCAATAGATGCTCGCGTGGCACGCGAAAGAGCAGAGGCGTCCTTAGAGATACAAGCAGAGTTGGCCGCAGTAGCCGGCAACCCAGACCTAGAACCATCGCTAATGGAAAAGCTACGCATCCAAGACCCCGCGGCGTGGGCGTCCATAACAAACGCAATGAACACCAAAGGCGGGACTGATATGGCTGTGGTTGTGGCAGATTTAGACCGCAAGCTGGTTGATGGCACACTCACATACGCAGATGTCTACGAGGCGCAGAGCAACGGGAACATCACTGGTGACACTCGTCGTCGCCTAACTAGCGGCATCAAGTCCAACAGTGACAAACAATTTACGACAGCAATGGACTACGCGAAAAGTGTCTTGGGTTATCCTGACCGGACTATTTTGAACCCCGGCGGGGCTGATAGAAAAGCAATGCAGCAAGTGTCGGATATTCGCGCTCGCCTTATACTCGAAAGAGATCGCGACCCGAATTTGGACGCACTGAAGTTTGTCATGCCATTGATTGAGGACGCAAAGACCCAAGGCGGCGACGAAGACTTGCAAGCCGCAAAAGCTTCAATCGACACTCTTGTGAAAAGTAACTATTTTGGCAAGCAAGACATCTCAACCATCGCTGGGCTAGAAGCACTCAAAACAGACATTGGCTTGAAAGTAAGTAATAGGCGTTACAATTCCACACGGGGCCAAGCCGACATTAAAAATATCGACATAATTATTAAAAGCATGAGGGGGCAACAGTAATGGCTGAGAAAGACCTACAGGCCGAGATGGAAAAAATTAACGCCCTGCGCGATAGCGGCGTCCAATTTAGCATTACGCCAGATGGTAGAATGACGAGCGATAAGCCGTTCTTTGCAGAAATCGCGGACAGGGGCTTAGAGACCCTAGCCGGTGCCGCTGGCGGTCTTGTCGCGGGTGGCGGTGTTGCCTTGGGCGGCCTTCCGGGAGACCTTGTAGGTATCGTTGACGGCATCTACGAAAGCATCGTGGCCGAAGATGGTGAACGCTTAGACGCATTTCTTACAACACTGGTGGGCCATTCCGAGGCTTACGGTTCGGAGGCACTCCGACCACTAGCCATTAGCGCAATAGACAGCATGCCCGGAAACGAGCAGGTCAAAGAAACAATGCGCCTCGGCTTAGAGATTGGTGAAATCTACGGTATTCCTACTGGCCTTGGTGCCGCGTACCAAGGCGCAAAGAAAGTGCCGGGTGCACTGCGTAAGATTGACGAAGCCGGACAGGCGGCGCAGACACGCCTTGATGAGCAAGGCGGCCCGCGCCTTATGTCAGGTATCGATCCTGTGCAAGCTAAAGACGAGCTGGTGGCCGGTGCCGGTCAGGTGGCGCGTGCTGTGTTGCCTAAGACGGACGAAGTTTCCGACCGCGACCAGCTTAAACAAGTTTTAGACATTCGTTCCCAGCAGATGGAACTTAAACCGGCTGACAGGTTACAGCCGTCTGGAGAAGACCCACTGTTCGACACGAGCGAAGCAGGTTACGCGGCAAACATGCCGGAACAAATTGTGACGCCAGTGCCTCGCGCACCGGAGGGCACAAAACTACCTAAAGGCAACCGAGCCTCTGGTGTAGTAGAAAAAACAGAAGAAATCGCCCAAAGACTTGCAGAACGCATGAAGCCATACTTGGGAACGCCCGCTCAATACTTCTACAATACGGGCCCAATTATAGCTAAGGCTGAAGAGCTGGGTATCCCAGCGGAAACGGCAAGGGAACAACTCAAGAAGTTTGCCCTTAATTATGCCGCCACAAGCCCGCGCACGATGACTGAACAGAACCTGCGAAACGCATCGCTCGTAAGTGCCAAACAGTCCCAAGGAATACCAGTCGATGAGATTGTCGGTGGAGGCGGAACTGGCATCAATGAAAAAGGTTATCCTATGATGATTGGCCCGTCAGGCATTCACCGCAAACTGATTGATGCGGCGGCAGCGGACGGCATAGATGTAAACACTAACCCCAAGCCGGCTACCTTTGCTGAGAATGTTATGGGTAATCTGAACGGCGTGACGGTTGATACGCACGCTGTCCGTGGTGCCTTGGACGCTATGAACGAAATTGAACCCGGCTCAATCCCAGAAGGGTTTATCTTGCCGGAGTTTAGGGCACAGTACAAAGCAGACCCATCTTCGTTTGACCCAGCAAAAATGGTGGACGACACGATGGCGTCTCAGAAGATTGACGGCGTATCTATGCAAACTGAATACGCTGTGTTCTCAGATTTATATAGGCGTGCAGGTGAAATTTTAGGGGTGTCCCCGGCTGAAGCACAATCTCTTGGGTGGTTTGGTAGTGGCGACAGAACAGGCCTTGGGTCTGACTTAAAAACTGTCGTTGACCTAATTGACGACAGGGTGGACGTAACAGCTAAAGCACTTGGCAAAACAAAAGATGAAGTGTTTGTTGGCTTTATGTCTGGTAAAATACCGTTACTATCTGTTGGGGGTTTGACGCTGATGGAAACAGGAAGCATGATGGAAGAGGCACAAGATGGCAATCTCTAAAGACACGATCGAGGGCAAGATTGACGAGCTGGTTGTAAAAAAAGAAGTGCAATCTGCCGTCTTTGACGAGCAACCTGTCGAGACGCCTGAGCCGACTGAACAAGTTGTGGCTGAACAAGACGGATACAGCGAGCTATTGCTCGAGCCTACACCCGATGTGACGGCTACGCCCGAGCAAGTGGAAGCAGTTAAGGTCGCGGGCCTAGCCAGCAAAGCTAAGGTCGTGGCAGAGTTCATTGGCAAGAAAGTAGTAAAGGCCGAAAAAGCGGCGGAGAAGTCCGTCGTTCCACCCGCCCCACGCGAACAAATCTTCGAAGCCGGCGGAACATACGTCGTGCGCGAAGCACCCGTGGAAGACGCACAACAAATCATCGACATGATTGGTGGCGACTACGACAAGGGCATTAATTTCCTAAACCTAGCCGACGACTTCTCGGAGCTTGACGTCGTCGAGTTTATGGAAGCCACAAAAAAATCTAACGCCGATTTGTTCGAGCGTGCCAGACGAGGCACGTTAAACATTGAAGCATTGAAAGAGATGGCCGACCGTCAGGGCATGAGCAAGATTGTCGACGACTGGATGAAACGCGAGCCGGGCACACCTGCCGCCGCAGAAGACTTGCTCGCTGGCGTGATTGCCGTCAAGGCTTTGGCCGGCCAAACTCTGGATGCGTTTGGCGCGGCCAGAGCATTGCCGGATGGCGTGGATCGTCAGGCCGCCCTATCTCGTGCTAAGAAAATTCTTACTATGTATGCGGCTATGACCGCCAATGTTTCGGCGGCAGGCTCTGAGGCGGCGCGTAGTATGTATGCCTTGCGTATGGCCGGCGAGAAGCTGGGTATGGACAGCCTAAACATTAAGGCGGCGCAGTTAGAAGACCTGCTCGGAAACCCAAATGCACAAGACCTAGAGTTTTTGGGTGAGGCGTTTATGGCCCTACCAAATGAAAGGGCACGCGCCGCATTTGCCAAGCAGTCACTGTTTGCCAAGACGTCCGACGTAATTGTGGAGATATGGATCAATTCTATTCTTAGCTCTATCCCAACGCACGCGGTTAACATTCTCGGCAACTCTGGTTTCATGATGTACCGCGCCGGCGAGACCGCTGTGGCCGGAGCTATTGGGAAAATCCGAACAGGCATCACTGGGTCTAAGGATCGTGTATTTATGGACGAGGCGTTGGTCGAACTAAACGCTATGAAGAATGCGTCTCTTAATGCTCTTATCGTTGCCGGCAAGACTTTGCGAACAGAAGAGGCGAGCGACCTTGTGTCTAAGATTGACGTGAGAAACAGACGCGCCATCGGCACGACTGGAGACCCGAAGCAAATACTTAACCAAATCAGAAACGGCGACATAACTTCGGCCCTTGTTAACACAATCGGCTCCTACTCCAGACTTGGCGGACGCTTCCTTATTGCGGAAGATGAGTTTTTTAAGGCAATCATGTACCGGTCTTCGCTGGAAAGAACGGCACACGTCAGGGCGCGCCAAACATACGACCAAGCCATCGCGTCTGGAAAGACCGTGGAAGAAGCCGGAGAGATGGCTCAAGTGGAGCAGCTCCGCATATTAGAAGAACCTCCGCAGGACGTCGTCGAAAGCGCACAAGCCTTCGCCAGAGAGGGTACGTTTCAGGGTGACCTAGATGGCGTAATGGCTAAGGCTCAGGGGTTCTCACAATATCCTATCGTTAAGCTGTTTGTGCCGTTTTTGAAAACGCCCACGAATATCATGAAGGAAACACTAAAGCGTAGCCCTGTAATGTTGGCACACCCAAACTTCTACAGAAAGCTCGCGGCAGGTGGACGAGAGGCAGACACCGTTATGGCGCAGGTCGGCACCGGCTCCGCGATTATGGGAACATTTGCTATGCTGTCTATGGGCGGCGGTGAGCCTTCTGAAAACCCACCATACTTTATTACAGGGTCTGGGCCGGTAAACCGCAAAGCACAGCAGGCGATGGCACGGCTGGGCATACAGCGGTACGCTATAAACATTCGTCAGGAAGACGGAACTTATAAATCCATACCCTATTCGCGCATCGATCCTATGTCTGGAATGCTCGCTATGGCGGCTGACTTCGCCTATTACGCACAATATTCTGACGACGAAAACGAACTGAGCGCATTGGCTATGGCCGCCACATTGGGCATTGCAGAATACACCCTACAAAACCCGTTCTTGCAGGGCGTGTCGGAGTTAAGCGGCGTGCTGGCGGCAGACAACCCGGCAGACGCTATGTCGCGGATTGGAGAGCTTCTTGGTCAGAAGGCTACCGAGGCCGTCGCGGCCGCTATTCCTACCGTGTCTGCTATGGGTGCCGCAGTCGAGCGCAAGATGGATACAACCAAACGAAGCACTATGCTTCCCGCCGGCAAGTCTAGTATTCCGGGATTTGCGGATATGGACATCACAGACCTGCCAGCACCGATGCGCGGGTTTTACACAGCTCTGGCTCGCGCCAAGGCCCGCAACCCAATCTTTAGCGAAGACGTGCCGCCACAGTACAACCTGTGGGGTGAGGAGAGAAAAGAAGGCGACGGAACAATGTTTGAGTTCTTCAGCCCCATCCGCGTTAAGGACACAAAGTACTCACCTGTCGATGTTGAACTTCTTGAGCTTGGCGACGGCCCCGGAATGCCAAGTAAAAAAATCGACGGCGTTTTGCTTAACCGTGACCAGTATAACGAGCTGCTACTTACTGCGGCAAATATGGACAATGCGGCAAACATGCCGGGCGACATCGGTTACAACCCTACGCAAGCACTGTTGCCAGTGTTTAGTGAGATTATTAACAGTCCGTCCTACAAATCACTTCCAACCAAAATGGACAAAGCGGACGCACTTAAAAATATCTACGGCAAGCGTGTAAGTGCCGCCCGCAAAATGTTGCTACAGAACAACCCAGAATTAAATTTTAAGGTTCAGGCAAAGCCATAAGTATGGCGAACCAGAATGAAACAGGATATAATCCAAACACAGAGGTAAATTAAATGGCCGATTATGACATCAACGCAGTAACCCGCAGGGTCGTTTATTCCGGTGCTTCCGGTCTGGGCCCGTATGCGTTTGCATTTGAAATCCTTGAGCAGACAGACGTTGTCGCATATTTCAACGCCACAAAGCTGACGCTGACCACAGACTATACTGTGACGATTAATTCTAACGGCACCGGCTCGGTCAACATTGTGACTGGCGGCTCTGTGCCGTCGACACCCACCGCCTCGGATCAAGTTGTTCTGGTTGGCTCTCGTGACATCGAGCGCACCACAGACTTCGTTACTGCTGGCGAGCTACGCGCGTCAGCCCTGAACGAACAGTTGGATAGTCTCACCATCTTCGATCAACAACTTGCCGAAGAGAATAAGCGCACAATCCGTGCTCCGGTTTATGACCCGGCACTGGTTGAAGATGGCGGCGTTGTCGACATGACACTGCCTGAGAAGGCGTCTCGTGCCGGCAAGACACTGGCGTTTGACGACGACGGCAACCCGATCGCGGGCGAGGATATCGGCAACTGGCGTGGCGATTGGGCCGCGAGTGTCGCGTACGATGTGCGCGACTTGGTTCGTGACCCGGTAGACCTGAACATTTACCGAGTAAACACCGCACACACGTCAAGCGGCGTGGCTCCTCTGACCGGCAACGCGGACTACGCAAAGTTTGACCTAGTGATTGATGCGGCTTCTGTCGCCGATGCAGAGGCCGCACAGCTTGCCGCTGAGGCGGCACGCGACGCGGCTCAACTGGCACAGGCAGCAGCAGAAACTGCTGAGACAAATGCCGAACTGGCAGAAACAAATGCAGGCAATTCAGCCACCGCTTCTGCGGCGTCGGCCACTGCATCCGCCAGCTCCGCTTCGGATGCCGCCACGTCCGAAACTAATGCGGCCACGTCCGAAACTAATGCGGCAACTTCTGCTACAAATGCTGCTACAAGTGCTTCTAATGCTGCTTCTTCTGCCGATGAAGCAGACCTAGCTCAAGAGGGAGCTCAAATTGCTAACGCAAGCTCCCAACAATCATCAAATTCTTCTTATTTATTCTCCTTAAACTCAGCCAGTAGTGCTAGTGATGCAGCTGCATCTGCAAGCAGTGCATCTTCTGCTCAAACTGCGGCTGAAGCTGCGCGTGATAGTGCGCTCGCAGCCTTTGATAACTTTGACGACAAGTATCTTGGAGAGAAGGCCGCCGATCCTACAGTTGATAATGATGGCGACCCGCTGGTAGCTGGTGCGCTTTACTTTAACACAACCGACGACGCAATGAAGGTTTACAACGGCACATCTTGGGTTGATGCCTATGCTGATGGTGCAACACTTGTGTCTAAGTCCGGCGACACAATGACTGGCGACCTGTCATTTGGCGACAACGACAAAGCTATCTTCGGTGCTGGGTCTGACTTGCAGATTTATCATGATGGTAGCCATAGCTGGATTAAGGATGCTGGCTCAGGAAACATTTACATATCCTCTGACGGTTATGCTGTTAATTTTGTAAAGGGGGACAATGTCGCAACGGTAGCTCAGTTTATTCCTGATGGCCCCGTAAATCTTTATAATGCTGGCTCATTAAAACTGGCCACCACCGCCTCAGGCATTGATGTCACTGGCACGGTCACGGCTGAAGGTTTAACAATAAGTGACGATTACCCGCAAATCATATTTACTGATACAAACAGCAACCCAGATTGGACGCTTATAGGCGCAAATGGACGCATTGGTTTTTATAACGCAAGCAGTGCCGTTGAGGTAGCGACAATAACCTCCACAGGCATAGACGTAACTGGCACGGTCACGGCTTATGGGCTGTATGTTGATGGCAATATCACCAGCACTGGCAATGCTACATTCGGCGATAACGACAAAGCCATCTTCGGTGCTGGCTCTGACTTGCAGATTTATCACGATGGTAGCCATAGTTACATAACTGATGTTGGGACTGGCTCTTTGTATATTAGAGGTCAGCAAAACATTGAATTTCAGAATGGCTCTGGTTCTGAAACATACGCTCGTTTTGTTGCTAACGGCACGGCCAAGTTGTTTTACGACGGCTCAGAAAAATTCACCACCACCGCCACGGGCGTTACCATCGATGGCACGGTCACGGCTGATGGGCTGACTGTTGTTGGCTCAGGTTCAGCTATTAGATATAACGTAGCTTCATCTAATCCGCATACACATCCTACATTACATTTAGAAAATCAAGACACAACAGATGGGAATGTAGCTGGCATAATGTTGTCTGCTGATAATGCAGCTGGTGTTGCGGGTTCTGCATATATTTATGCTCAATCTGAAACAGCTAATCAAAAAGGTAATTTACTTTTTGCTAGAGAAGATGGTGCTAATAATCCAACTACTTCTATGAAGTTATCATCTAACGGCGACATCTCCTTCTACGAAGACACAGGCACAACTGCCAAGTTCTTCTGGGATGCTAGTGCTGAGCGGTTAGGGCTGGGGACGACTTCGCCAGCAGCCAAAATTGATGTAGTTTCAGACGCTGCGTTTTTGGGCAAGCTTACTGCCACGAATGGCTATATTGACCTTGTTGACACTTCCGTGACTGGTCGGTTGCAGGTTAGCGGCAATGTTTTCTATATGGGAACAACGGCTTCTGGGGATGTGGTTGCCTTTAAGACTGGTGCTAATGCAGAACGTATGCGCATTGACGCTTCGGGCAATGTGGGTATTGGGACGAGTTCGCCAGATGCAAGACTGTCCATAGTAGATGGAACATCTTCTGACCAATTACGGATAGGAAGCAGCACTTCTTATTATAAGATTGGGCGGAACACATCTACAGGCCTGTTAGAGTTCAACGGCATTCAAAGTGGATTTAATGGCTATGTCTTTGGGGGTGCTAACGGCGAACGTATGCGCATCGACAGCAGCGGGAATGTCGGCATCGGCACTGTCCCGCCCTCTACATATTGGGGGACTGGTGATAGCGTATCACTTTTCACACCATATGGATATTTAGGTTCAAACGGTAACTTTGCTGTCTCGCTTTATTCAAACGGTTACAGAAATAGTTCTGGTGGTTTTACCTATTTAGGGATTAACGGAAACACCTCAGCGGCTTCTGGTATAGACCTAAACCCAAATGGTTTAATTCAGTTTAGGACTGGAACAGCATCTGGAACAGTATTGCCAGAACGCATGCGCATCACCAGCACGGGTCTGGTGGGCATCGGCACGAGTTCGCCTAGTCGCCCATTACACATTTATAATGCTACGGATACTGGCCTTTATCTTCAGAGCAGCGATGCGGCAACGTCTATGGCTATGGCTGACACAGGCGGCTCTGTCTTGGTTGGTCAGACCAGTGGTGCGTTGCAATTTTATACTGGCGGTGATGCTAACACGGCAGGCTATCTTGCCACAGAAGCTATGCGCATTGACATCAGCGGAAATGTGCTAGTGGGTAAGACCAGTGCCAGTAGTGCAACTGTAGGTTTTCAAGCGGGTCAAGACGGTTTTATTGCTGCAACAAGAGCAAGCGGACAGCCTTTAGTTCTTAACCGCACAACAACCGATGGAATAATTGCAGACTTCCGCAAAGACGGCACAACTGTCGGGACGATTGGGGTTGAAGGCGGAGATAATTTTTATATCACCGATAACAATAATACAGGCTTGAATATGAAGTCTGGGCTTATAATACCTTGCAACACAAATGGCTCTACAAGAGACAACGCCATTGACTTAGGTGCGTCTGGCGGTCGATTTAACGACCTCTATCTCGGCGGCGGCGTATATCTCGGCGGCACGGGTTCAGCGAACAAGCTGGACGATTATGAGGAAGGCACGTTTACTGCAACCTTGACGGCCACCACCACCGCGCCAACAACACCAGTAACAACACCTGCGAAATATACAAAAATTGGCAATCTTGTTACTGTTCACATTGATTTTGGGGCTAGAAACACAACTGGCGCATCAGGATCGTTGCAAGTAACTGGACTACCGTTTACATCTGGTTACAGCGTTGACCAAACAGGTTGTCCTTGGCATTATAATATAACTCCATCTGGTGACTTGGTGGCCGCTGTAGAATATTTTAGCACAAATATAAAATTTAGAGTGCAAGGGGTCGGGACGATTCCAAGTATTGCACCCGATTCAGCTTCATATTTAAGGCTTACAATTACATATCTTGCGCTATAACCCGTCTGGAAGTCGGGTCGGACAGGTGGCAATCCCGCCACGATAAATAGAAGGAAACAAAACAAATGGCACTAACTAAATCAGTCGAAATAGACAAAATTGAAATCGTAGGCGAGTTCAAAGCCGTGCAAGTTCGCACTGCTACAGTCGTCAGCGAAGATGGCACGGAACTGTCACGCAGTTACCACCGTCACGTCATCGCAGCAGGTGACGATTACAGCAGCGAAGATGCAGAGGTTCAGGCCGTATGTGCGGCAGTTCACACCGATGCTGTTATCTCTGCCTATCAAACTTATATTGCTAATCAGGAGACAATCTAATGGCAAACTGGACTATCGCAAACTTAGAACGCAACACTGATGACGGCGGCGTAGTCGTCGCTCACTGGCGTTGCACAGCAGAAGATGGTGAATACACCGCTTCTTCTTATGGCACTGTAGGCTTTACGCCTGACGCAAGTGCTGACGGCTTTATTGCTTTTGACAGCCTAACCGAAGCTGATGTGCTTGGTTGGGTCTATGCAGAAGTTGACCAAGCCGCAACCGAAGCTGCTCTGGATGCTAATATCGCAGAACAGAAAACCCCTGCTACCACTGACGGAGTTCCTTGGTAGCGCAACCTATAGGAGAGACTAATGACCGAGAAAAAACCAAACGTCATTACTATCAACGACAAAGAATATACCGAAGAGCAACTGAGCGACGAGCAAAAGGTTTTGATTAATCACATCACAGATCTAGACCGCAAGGTTGGCTCAACTCAGTTCAACCTAGACCAGCTGCAAGTAGGGCGTAAGGCATTTATGTCATTGCTTGAGGCATCATTAGAAGCAGAAGAAGTGGAAGCTGAATAATGGAATTTATTATCTCAAACTTTACGTCGTATGGTAACTACGTTACAGCGATTATCTCAGCGGCCAGCATCATTGCTGCTGTTACCCCAACGCCAAAGGATGATGAGGCTGTATCTAAAGCCAAAGCATATGTCGCCAAAGCCTACAAGCTGATTGACTTTTTGGCCTTAAACATTCTGCGGGCTAAGGACAAATAAGATGGAGAGCAAGGCCGTAACCGACATTACAATAGGCACTGGTGTTATAACTGCCCCAGTTTGGATGTCAGGAGCAACCGTCTGGCTTCAGTTTTTCGGTGCAGTAATCGGTGTCGGCCTTGTTCTTTGGCGCGTTTATGTTGCTTACAAAGACAGCAAGAATAAAATAGTTATTAAAAAATGACACGCGCCGCTTCTTGGCTAAAAGATAATGAAGGCTGGAAATCTTTTCTGGCCTTTATTTATGCGCTTATCTGCGTGTTTGATTTTATTGCTGTCCCGATCTGGATTGGTCTCAATCGTCCTAGTAATCAAAGCATTGATCAAAGACTGCATCAGATACATATGCACGAAATGGGAAATGATATTGCCAAAGAGATGGTTAAGCCATTAACATATCAGCACGAACCATTCACCCTTAAAGGAGGTGGGTTGTTCCATCTGTCATTCGGTGCGCTTCTGACCGGCAGCGCAGTATCAAGGGCGAGGAAGCGTGACGACTGATATAAACAAGAAAAGCGAAATTCACATTGGGCGCGCCGGGGAGTTGCTTGCTTGCGGCATAATCGAAGCTCTCGGTTACCGCACAGTTCTATGTCAACAAGCCTCATTTGATATGCTTCTCATGCGAAATGACGACACTCATTATCGTGTCGAAGTCAAGACCACAAGCAAGTGTAATGCAGACCCACGCCGCCCGTCTCGACTGTCTCGGCGTTACTCTTGGAACACAGCGCGTGGCTCCGGGGCTAAGACCAAGTTAGACCCCAGTGCTGTAGACTTGCTCTGCCTAGTGGCACTCGACACACGCCGATGTTACTTCAAGCCAGTTTTCAACCACGACGTTGTGCGTTACAATATATCTCTTGAAAAGCTACTTGCAGTCGATGAACAGCAGCAGCTTGATGAAGTATTAAAAGAGATAGATGAACGGAGAATATAATGTGGGGCAGTTTAATTGCACCAATCGCCAACATTGCGGGCACTTGGATTGAGGGCAAGAAGAAGCGGGTTTCTGTGATGCCCGAAGGCTACCTATCAACACACTTTACCCGGCAGGAGCTGACCAAAAGCCAGACCGCCACGCGGCTTGGCATAGACAACACGCCATCGCCAAGGCAGGAAACCGCCCTAAAAGAGCTGTGCTTACACGTCCTAGAGCCGTGTAGA